CAGACCTATCTACGTCAGTGATGTCCAGACCTATCTACGTCAGTGATGTCCAGACCTATCTACGTCAGTGATGTCCAGACCTATCTACGTCAGTGATGTCCAGAACGGGGACCAATGCCCCATCGATCCACGAATAGTTCACGGGCTCGTCCACTTCAACAGCTCGACAAGCTTCAACCGCGAGCCATCGCAGCCGCAGAGAACGTGCGTTGGCAGCGGCTTCTTCCTTGGTGGCAAACACCAGGTTATTCCGGCACCAGGTGCCTTCCACGAGCATCTCGGGTTTCCAGGCCATATCATTACCTCCCTATTGGTTGCCCTCAAACCCTACTCTATCGAACCATTCTTGCAAATGATTCTGAGCCACATGGTTAATTTTATTGACAAGTCTCTATTATTTCTGACATCATGCGCTCAACGGCCCTATTACAGAAGAGGTTATGAGTGATCCCGTTCGACGTAACGCCTAATGCGGCGATCATCGGCATCGACCCAGGCGTGACTGGAGCGGTAGCCTTCCTGGATACGCAGGACTGGACGCTGGGCGTCATCGACATGCCGACGATAGATATTGTCATCGCCGGTAAAGATCGACGTGAGCCGGCTCCCAGTGCGCTTGCGGGGCTATTCAGGGAGATCAAACCCATATTGGTGGTCAGTGAGAAGCTACAGAACATGGGTGCGGCGCATTCGTCGCCAGACGCCTTGTTCAAGATGGGTCGCTGGCGTGGACATATCGAGGGACTCGTGGCCATGGGCGAGCTGCCTTTTGAGTCGCCCTATCCATCGGTGTGGAAGAAGACCATGGGACTCACCGCCGACAAAGAGCGCTCGCGCCTCCGCGCCAACGCTTTGTTCCCAAAATGCACAAACTTCTGGCGGTTCAAGAAAGATCATGACCGCTGTGAAGCGGCGATGTTGGCACTTTATGGCGCATTGCAGATTGGTATCGCTCCAACCAAGGTCATTAAGCCAATGACCCTCCTACCTGAGGAAGAATAATGCCGACGCTTGCCAATCCGCGCCATGAAGCCTTCGCTAAGAACCGCGCCGCAGGCCTCAAGCAATATGAGTCATACATCAACGCCGGCTTCGAAGGCAACCCACAAGGTGCATCACAGATCGAGCGCCGGGTCGAGGTTTCTGCGCGCATCCAGGAATTAATGACCGAGCGGCAGGAAGCGCGCCGGGCTGATTGTGAGTTGGAAGACGACTCGACCGAAGGCATCAATCGCACATGGGTGTTGAGCGAGCTGAAAAAGAATGTGCGCGAGGCCCAGAAGACGGGTCAAATCTCCGCCGCAAACAAGGCTGTTGAGCTGATGATGGACATGCTCAATTTGGTGCCGAAAAAAGGTGGACCGCCTCCGCCGCCGGAAGAAGAGAAGCTGGCGCAGCCTCAAACACACAACGACGACCGCCTGGGCAACGTGCTCGACAAACTTGAACAGCTCGGTGGTGTTCCTCTAGCCGATGGTGAAGCATGACCACAATTGCATATTGTAATGGCGTCGTCGCCAGTGATTCCGCCCTCTCTGTCGGAGAATGGATTGGCACGCACACCACCAAGAAGATACATCGACTAAGTGACACAAGCGTTGTCGCAATAGTTGGTGGCTTGTATCACGCCATCGCCCTGCTGGAATGGATTAAAGGTTATGAGATGGGTGAACGGCCAAATGTTGAGGACAATGCACAGTGCATCAAGTTCGTCAAAGAGAATGGCGTAATCCGAATCTTTATGTATGGCCAGAGTTCACACCATGAGATTGAGGCACCAAGAGTCATGGCCTGGGGTAGTGGAACGCCAGTTGCTCTTGGCGCTCTACTGGCTGGCGCATCTGCATTGGATGCAGTGAAGATCGCCGCACAGGTCGACCCCTATACTAAGGGTCCGTTTCACCACGAGGTTATTTGATGACGTCGGTTTACCCTCATGATGAACGTGTCAAATCGCGTTCGACGATAAAGCGGCTTGACGCACTGGCTGCACGTATCGAGAACATGGCGCTTGGGCGCATCCCTTTCGAACAAAATCTCGTTGCTGGCGTTACTGCGCTTACTGACACGTCAGATTTAGCAAGTCAGCATCAAGCGTTGGCTGTCATGAGCGAGGCGCGGCGTAAGCAGCATTTTGATCGACTCACAGAGATCGCTCCTGATGATCTCACCGCTTTCGCAGAGTGCATTTCGCCGCATGAGCCCCCTGCACCGCACCTGATCTATATCAGCGAGCGATTGATGGAGATCGAGCGCGGCGACCGCGACCGATTGATCTTGTCGATGCCGCCAGGGCACGCCAAGGACCTCGATGTCGATACGCCTGTAATGATGGGCGATGGCTCTTGGAAGCGGCTTGGCGACATCCAGGCTGGTGATATGGTCATCACACACAAAGGCAGACCACGTGAAGTGTTGGCGACGCATGACCAAGGCGTCCGACCGGTAGTGGAGATCACCACCGACTCCAGACGCGTAGTCCGCGCTCACGAAGATCACGTGTTCCTGACGCCAGGGGGTTGGCTGCCCGCAAAAGACCTGCGCAACCACATGGCTCTGGCGATCCCAAAAGAGTATGAGATCACTGGCAGCACGGCCAGGCCTATCGATGAATTTTCATTCATGGGTTATTTGTTCGCCGGCTCTGTCGTCACCGGGCGGTCATACTCGCGTTTCCAAACCATTACCAACAGGTTTCGCTGTGACGATCCTATCATTCTGGAAAACATCAAATCCGTAGCCAAGCGCTTGGGTTTCACATGGGTGCAACAGCGTGAGATTGTTTATTCCGAAAGCGTGATGACACTACAATTTGACGATGAAGTCAAGGAGTGGCTCAAGGCGCGCGACGTCTGGCGTATGTCTAAGTTAGAGGCGCGAGTGCCTAAATGGGTGTTTGGCGCTTCACAAGAACGCATCTCTGCGTTCCTGTCATCGGTGTTGTCATGCGATGCTACGTTTCGCCCTAAGGCCGACCACAGGGGAGAGAATTTATATAAGAAGGTGTCTCTGTCGATCCGTGAGAATCTGGGGCTGACGTGGGATATGATTCGTCTGTTCCAGGTGATGGGCATCAAGGCATCGCTGAATTTTAGGCATGCTCCCTATAACCAGCAGCCAACCACGTTTTTTCGCGTCGATATTGTCGATCATGGCGACCTATTGCTTCTGTCACGTCGAATTCCTTTGATTGGATCGACACGTCGCTTCTGGGACCTCCCGCTGGTATCTAAAACTTTTAGCAATCCGGACTTCCACACCGATGAAATACGCTCGATAAAACCGGCTGGCGAATGTCAAACGCGGTGCCTCACTGTTGAGGAAGACGCCTCGTTCTTGGCCAACGGCATCGTCGTGCATAACTCTACCTATGGCTCGAGATATTATCCTTCGTGGTATCTCGGGCGCAAAGAGAACCGACTTTATCTGCAAGCAGGCCACACCGCAGACTTCGCGGTGAAGGAATTCGGGCGCAAGACTAAGGACATCATCATGTCCGACGCCTACCGCCGCATCTTTCCCGGCGTGCAGTTGCGCTTTGACGCCAAAGCCTCCGGCGATTGGGCGCTGACAAATGGAAATCGCTATGTTGCAAAAGGCGTCGGCGATAATATTTCCGGTTTCCGTTCCTCCAACAACGGCATCGACGATCCTTACGCCAATTTTGCTGCTGCGCAATCGCCAGTGACACGCAAGAAAGTCTGGGAATGGTTCGTCAACGACTTCATGACGCGCTTGCTGCCGCAAGGCAATGCCTTTGTCATCACCTGTATGACTGGAGATACACCTGTATCGATGGCTGATGGAACCTATAAGCAAATCAGAGACATTAAAATTGGTGATATGGTATGGGCTCAGAAGGATGGTAAACCTGTCAAGCGTATGGTTACCAATTTCAAAGAGCAGGGAGAGGACGCTGTCTTTGAAATCAGAACCGGTAATTCAAAAGTCAGAGCGAATGCACGCCATCCATTCCAGGTCATGAAGGATGGTGTTCCGGCGTGGGTTAGAGTTAGTGATTTGTCCAAGGGAGATTATCTCACTACCTCGGCAAAATTACCAGACGGCGGCGGCTCAACACTTACCGACGAAGAAGCGTGGTTGCTCGGCTTCATGTTCGGCGACGGGTGGATAACCAAGCGAGATACAACGCAAGGTAAAAAAGGCTCGGATAAGCGTTTTGCGCGCCGTGGTTATGTGACCTGTGCCGCCATCAAGGTAAATGAAGATACCAATACAAAAGTCATGGCTGCTTTCAAATCGATATTTGACACAGAGCCGAAGAAGACTCGTTTTGGTTACATCCGCACTGAGATCGCTGACATCGGGCGCTGGTTCATCGAGCGCGGACTCTTAGGGACGGCAAAAACTAAGCGACTTCCAGCCTATCTTTACTCGGAATCACACAACATCAAAATGGCCTTTCTTGCAGGTTTCGCGGTGGCTGATGGACATTTGGCTGGAACTGGTAAGGATGGTTTACAACCAAGAATGGTGATGGTCTCCTGTAACGAGGAACTGATGACGGACATCCGCCACCTCGCCCGTGGCTGTGGTTTTAATGTCACCAACCTTAATATCAGCCACTGCATCGCTCAGGCCCCTAACTCGCCAAAGCCAACAGAATCCACCAGGGTAACTTTTGCATATTCTTTGAACTCAAGGAGCAATGATGCTTTCAGGACCAATTTCATTCGCAGCATTGAACCGGTTGGCCATGAGATCGTCTACGATATAGAGGTTGAAGATGCTGAATGTTTCATCGCTGACGGCTTGCTGACTCACAACACTCGCTGGCACATGGATGACATCGTTGGTCGCCTGCTTGAAATGATGGAGTCTGGCGAGATCGATCTGCCGTGGGATTTTATCAATCTGCCTGTGTTCTGCACCGACGAGGCATCAGATCAAATGGGGCGCAGGCTCGACGAACCGCTGTGGCCTGACTTCTACACCACTGCAACGCTGCTGCGTCAGAAGGCGCTGATGTCGCCTCCGCAATGGTGCGCGCTCTACGAAGGCAACCCGGTGCCGATGGAAGGCAACGTGATCAAAGCCAAGTGGTTGCTCCTGCGCTACAAGACGCCGCCCCTCTTGCGCGCCAATAGCCTCGCGGCATCTCTTTCGCAAATCGAAAAGGAGGGCCAGGAGGACCATGTTGAAAAAAATGATGCGCGGGACCCTATCGAGTCTCAAAATTCAGAAAATGATTCTGGGGGCAAAAACGACGACACCCTCGCCATCGCTGCCGTTCTCACCGCTCCGTCGATCATTGGACGTGCTCCGGCCTTCACACGCACGGTCATGTCGGTTGACTCGGCAGAAAAAGACACGCAACGCGCGGATTACAGCGCCCTCACCATCTGGCGTGAAGGCATCGACCGACGCCATTATCTCGTTGACGCACACCGTGAGCGGATGGAATTTCCACGTCTGTGCGCCTGCATCGACGAATATGCCGCCTTGTGGGACGTCGAACTGGTGCTGATGGAGACCAAGGGTGCAGGCAACCAATACATCCAGCATACTCAAGCATTGGAGACGCCAAAGCCTTTCGTGGTGGTGCCCTGTGAGCCGGGCAAGGATGGTAAAATCTTCCGCATGGACGCTCAGACGCCATTCTTTATGGCCAACCGGGTGATCCTTCCCGAGCGAGCCCCCTGGTTGGCGACCTTCGAACGTGAACTGCTCCAATTCCCTGGAAGTAAAAATGATGACTTTGCTGACACCGTTAGCCAATATCTCAAGTTTATCCGAGATCATCAACACGCTAGACGCGGGACCAAAAAGCTGCGCATGTAAATTTGTGAACACTGTTCATGAACGACGTTCACAAAATTTCTGATCCTATGCATATGCGCCCGCAAAAATTTTGGCAGAAAATCCCACTTTGATACAGTTTTGGCCCATTTTAAGACAGATATAATTCCTGAAATTTAGACCATTTAATGGTCCAATTTAATTTGTCCTAAGCGAGCCCATTTTTTCTGGCACCCGATTGGTCCCAAAGAGGTCGATTTTTTTCTCGGTCCTACGCAAGCTCATTTTTTCTCGCTGAAGTATAGTAGCACTATTTCGCTGGCTGCGCTATGGTTAATTCTCGCCATGGTTAACCGTTAACCTTAATAATTAACCTTAACCCATTAACCTTAAAAATTAACCTTAATAATTAAGGTTAACACCGCCATTAACCTTAAAAATTAAGGTTAACCCAACATTTCTGTTAACCTTAATAATTAACCTTAACAAAACCCTAAGATTAACCAAAAATTAACCATATTCACATCTGTGGTTTGTAAATCACTTGACAGCCTAACCCATTGAAAACACTCAATTAACCCTGTCCGAAAATACACCTTTCCGGACACCTAACGAAGTGTTAACTACAATCTGCAACCATGGTTAATGATTAACCATGATCTGGCTGGCATGAAAAATAATTTAACCATTCAGTAACCCTAAAAATTAAGGTTAACCCGAAGTTAATATTAACCATTCATTAACCCTAAAAATTAAGGTTAACGCCGCGCAAATATTAAGGTCCTGTTAACCTTAACGCTCCCCAGCCGAGAGTAACCAAATCTTAACCATGTCAGAATTTTAGACTTGCATGCCGTGTCCGAAAAAAAATATTGTCGCCATATCGAAACTCAAGCAAGAATAAAGGAGCCAATACATGCTCGCAATCCTTCCGAAGATGAATCTAAAATATTGCTCCGATCGTTCCGGTAGCGTTTCGAATCGTAATTCTAAAATGCCGGGGACAACGTTCGCAATCTCGCCGAGCGCCTGCAAAGTCGGCTCAAAGCTTGCCGCGATCAAGGGCTCTACTTGTTCGCGTTGCTATGCAATCAAGCTCGAAAAGATTCGGGCCTGCGTTCGGATTGGCTGGTCAAATAATTTGGCCAAGGCCTCGCATATGATTCAGATTGACCCCGCACAATGGTCGCGGGATATGGCGTTTATGATCTTGCATCATGCGCATAAGAGCGGGGTCTACTTTCATAGATGGTTTGACGCGGGCGACATTCAATCGCCAGAGATGTTACACGCTATCACTCTCGTTTGCGATTTGACTCCCAATGTAAAGCATTGGCTACCGACTCGGGAATCCAAGCTTGTTTACGACTACGTTACGGCGCGCCAAGAGCCCATGCCGCCTAATCTTGTAATCCGGATATCGTCGACGATGATAGGCGACAAGCCCTTGTCGCGTGGTCGCAATACGTCGACAGTTCACCACAAAGGGCAAGCGCCCTTCGGCTATGCCTGTCCGGCGCGCCATCAAGGCAATGCCTGCGGCGATTGCCGCGCATGCTGGAGTCCAGCCGTGGCAAATGTTTCCTATCCGTTGCATTGAAAGGCGCAAGAAAATGATAAAGCTATTTTGTGACGTGATTTGGCTGCTAATGGTTATCTTTGTGTTAAACATCGTGCGCCATATGATCTGACAAGTAAACCGTGCGCTAACTATGTGAGCGAGTCACGATTGACTCGCTCACAACTGCTGCTAATATAGATCCAGTGCAATCAAACAAGGAACGGAGTCCTCAAATGCGCAACTTCGACATTACCGGAAAAATTGGCCCAATGTTTCCTGAACAATGGGTAAATAATCCGCCGGAATGGCCAATGTATAGTTACGAAAGGCCAGCGTGGATTCTATGGAATGCAATTGCGCATTCCTTGGCTCAACGGGGATTAACTGAGGAGCAAATTAAAACATGGTTACAATCAAAAGACGCGCGTCTAGCGCTTGACGATAAGCTTGGGGATATGTTGCGTGAGCTTGGCGATACTTTCGCGAAAACCATTGGTTAACCAAACCCGGCGAAAGCCGGGTTTCATTCGCCTAAACCTTTTGATTAACCTTAAAAATTAAGGTTAACGCCGAGTTAATATTCACTTTTGATTAACCTTAATAATTAAGGTTAACGCCGCGCAAATATTAAGGTTCTGTTAACCTTAACGCTCCCCAGCCGATCGCTCCCCATCCGATCATAACCAAATCTTAACCATAGCCACATTCTGTGCTTGCAAGCGCTGTCCTAAAATCTATTATGACTCCAGTGCAATCTAACTTAGACAACGGAGAGTGACATGACGAAATTTAACGAAACCGACGAGGGGCTCGCCTTTATCGCCAGCGGCGATAGCCGCGAAACCTCCAAGGAAATCATGGAATCCATCGCGTTTTTTGCTCGCAATGCCGAGGAAGCCGAGGAACTTTGGAACGGCGAAGGCCTCGGTCAAATCGCCAACCTATCCGATATTTGGGAACATGTGACGCGCAACGGCCTGCGCGATGCAACTAACTACGTTTGGGGTGCGGCCGGCTCCAATTGGGCTACCGAGATTAGGGCGCTCTAATATCTAAATCCACATGGGGAGACTACAATGCGTTACTTTCATATCTCAAACGGTCTAAGAGGCTGCTACATGCCTGACAGCGCTGGCATATATGCATTTAATACGCGCCGCGATCTAAAAAAATATCTGCTAGGTGAGCGCGACGTAATGGAACGCCAGCGCAGCATTAAAGATATTTCGGCTTTTGCAGCGCAGTGCTGGGGTCGCGACAAAAGCTATACGGGACTGCCCTACTGCCTGCCAACCGACAAAGGCGAGAATTACGGGATTTTCGTATCAAATGCTACTCGTAAAGAGTATCTTAACTATGTAAAGGAATGCTGCGAAAACTAAATTGATTAACCAAACCCGGCGAAAGCCGGGTTTCATTCGCCTAAACCTTTTGATTAACCTTAAAAATTAAGGTTAACGCCGAGTTAATATTCACTTTTGATTAACCTTAATAATTAAGGTTAACGCCGCGCAAATATTAAGGTTCTGTTAACCTTAACGCTCCCCAGCCGAGAGTAACCAAATCTTAACCATAGCTACATTCTGAGCTTGCAAGCGCTGTCCGAAAATCTATTATGACCTCAGTGCAATCAAACAAGGAGTCGCTCACATGCTCACGAAAAAAATCACTGGCGCGCATCGCCCGCTTTCCACAATCGCCCATGACATTTGGCGCAATTGGCCCAAGCCCTACTTTGGCGCAATCCCCTATATCGTGGCGCTAGAAAGTCTCACGACGATCAATGACGCTTACGGTGATGATAGCGCCCGTTCCGTTGTGCTTTACTTTCTGGCAAACGCTGCAACGTGGCGCGGTGACGCGGCGCGCGCCATCAAGGCGGAATTGAAAGGCATTGCGGGAATCAAGTGAGCCGGCCCA